GGATGTAATGAATAATACTGGCTTGCTGGGGTCAGTAATCATATTTAAACTTATGCCAATATCTAGCTAAGTTAGCAGCTAAGGCAACTAACAAAATTTTAAATTTGAAACGTTAACGGGAAATCCCGTTAAATGTTACAAATTTAGATCTAAATCCCGATTCTCACGGTGATTTAGATCCAGTAGTCAATCATCTGTAAACGCATATATATATATTGGTCATAAGCATATTTGTTATGATATGCCATTTGCTAGGATGGCATATAACTTTAAATCGAAGAGAGAGGATCATATGGCAAAGTCTGAATTGTAAAAGTTTATATATTTAAGCTTATGCCAATATCTAGCTAAGTTAGCAGCTAAGGCAACTAACAAAATTTTGAATCCAATGCATCGCTCCGATTCAAAGCAAGTACCAAAATTCGTCAAATTTTGCTAATTGCTTATGAAATCGTATCATCGCATTAGATTCAGATCCAGATCATTCTCATGCTCTGGATCTTGTAGTCAATTACACATAAACACACATATATATTGGTCATAAGCATATTTGTTATGATATGCCATTTGCTAGGATGGCATATAACTTTAAATCGAAGAGAGAGAGAGAGGATCGTATGGCTTTAAGACAGGCTAAAATACAGCCAACGTTACAAGAGAAACGTTATATTACATTACAGTTTCTTGAAGCCTCTTATGTTTCTGGAAACAGAGTAATCATTAGACAAGTTGATACGCATGAGCTGTCTACATTGTCAGGCGAGACTTTTACATATAAAGATCCAATCGAAACTTATATTATATATAACGAAAGACCTAAAGTATCGTTATTAAAAAAGCATGGTTGGTATAGAGAAGACCAAGAAAACTTACCACAAATCGCCCAAATTCCTACTCACTTGTTATTTAGAAAATATGGTTGGAATGATGGTGTCGAGTTATCAACTACAGAACCTGAAGAACCTGAAGACGGTGATCAATGGTTCGATGTCAATGAAGAGTTGCTATATACGTATTTTAACGGATCATGGGATGATGGTGTAGAAGTTTCTACAGAGTCTGAAATTCCTACAAGTTCAGGATTACGGTATTTTAACATTGAAGATAGTAAATTATATACTTCAGAAGAAGGTATTGGAGAAGTCGTCAATGAAGTCTTGCTTAATGGCTCAGACATTGGCAGCTTAGTAAAAGATGGTGAAAGCGAGCAGTATGAATTGAAGCCGCTTAAAATCTCTCGTGGAGCTTTAATAGACGTATTCTATGATTTTGCTCCAGAAAGCTCTTTGCCTGGCGAAGAGGCTGAAGAAGACTTTTATCGTAAGATTGATCACAGCACAGTAATAAATAGATTTTATGTTGTTGAGCCGCATATTGATACAATAAGTATTAATTACACATGTAAGATTATGGCGTATAAGTATGATGCAGATAAAGAAGCACCAGAGGAAGTTAATCCATCGAATGGCGAATATCTTAACTTTAATTCTGATGCATTCTCTATTTAATGTCTGAAGGTTACATATATAAACATACTAACCTAATCAATGGTAAAGTTTATATAGGTCAAACGACTCAAAAGCCAGAAATAAGATGGGGAAAAGACGGAGTAAATTATAGCAGTCAAAAAGCATTTTATCGAGATATTTGCAAATATGGCTGGAATAGTTTTTCTCACGGGGTTTTAGAGATAATAGAAGCAAACTCGGATGAAGAGCTTAGGCATAAGTTAAACAATATAGAAGGTCATTATATTTTAAAATTTGAAAGCTTGTTATTTAAAAAAGGATATAACACGATAATAAATAGCGATATGCTTAGCGCTAAGTTTACATTAAGCGCAAATAGAGTCATATCAAAACATGTTGAAAGTGGTATGACTATCATAGACGCGTACAATTTATATAAGAAAGATAAAAAAACAAGGAGGTGCAATGTTGGCTAATCCGGTAAGAAGATTTTTTGAAAGGCTGATCCCTAGAAGAAAAGCCGAAATCGATAAAAACGTTGTAGAAGGCGTTTCAGCGCCTAAATATATTCCTGAAGATGATGGCATTATAAAGTCTATTTATAGCAATAGTATAACGTTATTCCAAGGTACAGATATAAATAGTATGGAAGAAGAGAAGAAAATAGCGTTATATAGACAGATGGAAAATGATGCTGTCATTTCTGCTGCTTTAGACTTATATGCTGATAATGCAACTCAAGTAAATCCTAAAACTGGTCATGCTATTTCCGTTGAGTGTAAAGACGCTGAAGTTGCTAGAGAATTAAATGATTTCCTTTGGAATAGAGTAAAGATAGACACAGAAGCTTGGCAGATTGTTAGAGATATTGCGAGAGATGGTAAGATATTTCTTGATACTAAAGTCGACAAGACCGACTGGTCATTTATTCCAGTAGAAAATCCAGCAAAAGTCAATGCGTTATTTTTAGGACAAGGCAATATAAAGTATTTTGTTGTAGCACCTGAAGAAAATAAAGACGATAAGTCATCATCTTTATTTAAACCAATTTACGGCTCGGATAAATTGAATATGGATGAATACACTGTCGAAGATAAAGACAGATTTATCGCCGGTTTTAATACTAGAGAAATTATCGGAAAGATGACAGTAGAGTTAGAGTCAAAATTTAAAGACGAGCCAATACAAGAAGAATTAATGATTAAATCAGGAAGATCTATTTTAGCAGGCGTTGTTACGACATATCAAACATTATCAGCATTAGAAGACGCTTTATTTATAAATAGATTAACCAAGTCAACGGAATTTAAGATAGTTCAGGTTGATGTTAGTGATTCAAACAATAAACAGGCAAAACAAATTATTGATGCGGTTAAGAATGCATTTAAATCAAGTGAGACAATAAATCAAACTAATGATAGATATCAAAGCAGACAAAGCCCGATTCCAATTAATGATTTCATCTATATTCCTAAAAAAGGTGAAAAAGGCGGTATTACGATTGAATCGGTTGGTGGAGATGTTGGTGAGCAGAAGCTCGATGATATTAACTACTATAGGAATAAGTTATTCGCGGGTTTAGGTGTGCTGAAAGCATATCTGGGCTTCGAGGAAACAACTCCTGGTGGTTTAGGCGATGCAACTCTTTCTAAATTAGACGAGAGATTTGGCAGAAGAGTAGTAAGACTTCAACAAGTATTAAAAGATGTTGTAGAACAGATGATATCTTATTACTGGAGATACAGCTCTTTAGACAGAAATCTTAAAAACATGCCTCAATATAAAATTATACTTGGTAAGATTTCAACTAAAGAGGAAGAAGAAAACAGAAACAGATTAGATAGATCAATGGATATAGCAAATAAATTTATCGGAATTGTAAAAGATCCGATGTTTGTTGCTAGAGTCGATGAAGATAAACTATTCAAATTTGTTTTCAACGATATCATTGGTATTAATATCTCAATGTTTGATTCAGAACCAGATAAAGAAGATATTTCACTTAAGATTCACAAAATTGGGGAATCAATAAAAAGGGATATCCCTAGAATAAAAGAAAGGCTTATGGCTAAAAGGTTTATAAGAGGAAACCATTTGCTTTTATTAAACAGTAATAACAGCGAGTTTAGCGACTTATTTAAAGAATATGGTGTCTTTGTTCAAACAAACGGCAAAGAAATTCCTTTAAGCGAAGCATTAAGACGTAGACGTTATATGAGAATCTTTGATGAAGCGACATATAAGCAATTAAAAGATGCATCAAAGATGGAAGATCCCGCTAGACTAAAAAAATCAAAAAAGCTTGTTGCCAAATATACTGGATTAGATAGCGACAATAATATCACATTTAGAATAACTGCTGAGAATCCTCAAGCAAATAAAGCTTATGGAAGGCCAACATCATACAACGTCAAGGTTTCATTAAAAGATTTAGCTGAAAAAATCGTAGACTTAGCTAATAGCGATGAAAGGCCGTCAGATAAAGATTTAATAATGACAGCACTTAAGGACGGCGATATTGGAGTTTCATGTAATTGCCCAGCAGCAATGTATTGGGGTCAACAATATAATGGAACAGTAGATGATTATTCTCTTGATAAGAACACAATTCCTCCAAAGAGAAACATTCCAACTCAGCCGATATGTAAGCACACACTAGCGGCATTGACTGTTCTGCCATTCTGGTGGAATACAATAATCAGAGATTTAAGAAATGCTGGAGTTCTTCCTAGTTCAAAAGACTTAGACAAGAAAAAAGACGATGTTACAGTATCTTTAAAGGCTAAAAACATTGAAGATATAGAAGATATTGACAACGAAGAAAAAATAAGTAGATAAGGATTGGTAAACTAACTATGGAATTAGAAAAAATTTGGGCTTATATAGTTGAATTGGGTATTGCAACAACTGAAGAGTTGTCATTAGTTACAGATATTAATGGGTATAATGAAGAAGCGCTAAATGGCGTCATTTATTCAAGAACTGGCTATTGTAACATTTATCAAGTTCTTGATGAAGATTAAGAGTAAAAGTAAATAGAGAGGTATGAATATATGAAAAATTTAAAACAACTGCAGTTAGAATCTAAAGAGTTAGAAGTTTTTGAGGCCGAGCGCTTGATTGGCGGGTTTTTAGCAGACAAAGGGATCTTAGCCAGCGTCGAGAAATTCGATAACTTTTTTAATATATACATATCTGGATATGCTAAAGAGGATGGCCGTAAAAAGATTCCTGTGGCAAAGTTGCTAGAATACTTTAAAAGCCTAGGAGTTTCTGAAGACGCGACTATTCAAAAGACAAAATTCGGCTATACGATTGAGATGTTAAATGACTGCCAGTCAGAAAAACTTATGGAAGCAGTTGATGAAAATGACGAAGGTCAAGTATGCTGTATTTGTAAGAAGGTATTCTTTGGTTGGGGTAATGATCCATGGCCAATCTCAGTGAAAGCCGATGATCGCTGCTGCGATGATTGTAATTCAAGGTTTGTTATTCCAGAAAGAATTTCACGTTTAGTAAATAGAAATAAAACAGAGGCTATTGATAAAGCGTCAGTAACTCATGCAGCTTCGAATGTCATTCTAGACAATAAGTTCATTTGGCTATTTAATGTACTAGATAAAGATGGCCAAGATATTGAAGAAGGCATTGAATATTTGCAAGATGCTATTGATATTCTAATTAAGCATAATGCAGTTTTCCTTGTAGCATTTCCTTATGTTGATCCAAAACCAGAAGATTCTTCAGTAGATCTTGTTTTTGCCGATAATCCCGGTCCTGTAGTAATCTATAATGGCGAAGAGGCAACAGTTTCTAAAGATGACATTCAACGTCCGTCAAATGAGAAAAAATCTAAAGAAGAGTC